ATACCAATGTCTCTAATTAAATTAGAAGCCCAATCAGTAATAGTTTGTTCGTATATTGGAGGATTACTTACTTCTGCTCGTACTATTAAATGTTTATGTTTCATAAGTTTTTGTTTATGTATAATTTATACCTTATTTGAAACAAAAAGTCAACCAGAAAATTTAGTCAATAAAAAAGGGCGACAAAAGCCGCCCTTTTTATAATTCTAAGTCTAAACTTAACTAAAAGAAAGATTGTTAGTTGTTACTTCAACCTTCTCTAAGTAGTCTGCTGCATTACCAAGTGATGAAGCAGTGTTGCTTAGTTCTACATATCCGTATCTAGTCATGAAACTCACAACTGGCTCGAATGATGTTGGATCTAGTACAACGCCACTTGACATTAATGGAATGTATGGGCAATAAAACGCCGCTGCATCTGATTCTGAAGAACCCTTGTAACCTACAAGTACATCATCATCACCTGCATATGTGTTAACATATACACGCATTGCATTGTTTAATGTTCCAACAAACTTAGTGTTTGTAGGTGCTTCAAATGCACCTTCAGTTGTTCTTGCGAACGCTGAAGTTGTTGCTGACTGTAATACAGTTAGCATTGCAGGTGAAACAACAGCCCAGTTACCAGCACCACGACGTGTACGCTGTGCAATTCTGTTTGCAGCTCTGTTAACTAGAACAGCTAAAGCAGCATGTTCGTCGCCAACGAAAGTAGCAGTACCAGAAACAGCAGCTTGATCGTATGTGTCAGTACCAGTACCTGCAAGTGATGCAAGTGATCCTAATACTTCCTGGTCGATTTCAGCAGTAATTTCTTGTGCTAAAGCAGCCATAATTTCTGCTTCAACATCAATACCGTGTTGTGACTGTGCGTCCTGTGCAGATTCAAAAGTCCAGCGAGCTGATAGCTTTCTAGTTTTTGCTTCTACAGTTTGTTTCAAGATTTGAATAGATAATCTATTACCAGCTGAACCCTCAAGTGCAGCAGTTGCATCAGCTTTACCTGATGTTGCGTTACCTGAATATGCTTCAGCAATCTTGAATGGAGATAGAGCCTCTTCACCAGCAGTGGCGCCTGAAGCACCTGAGCCTACTGTGTCTGAGTATCTAACTCTTAGTGTGTGGATTTGTCCCACAGGTCCAGTCATCGGTTGTACACCAACGATTTCGTTAGCAATGACGGTCGGCATGACACGTCTGATAACTGGTAAAATAACTCTGTTAAGAGTTGCGACGTTACCGGCAGATGTAGCACCAGCAGTAGCGGTTTCAGCCAAATACTTTCTAGTATTTTCTAGGGTTGAAGCCATTACAGATTTCTTGTTGCCGTTAAGGCCTTCAAGAAGAGCTGATTTCGTATCCTGCCAGCGGTTTTCTAGTAGTTCTGACATTTTTGTTCTCCTTATTTAAGTCCAGCTAAACGGCGAATGTCTAATACATTATCGCTGTTGTCAGCTTGTTTACTGGTTTCATTTCTATTGCCTGTTATTTCTGTGCCTTCTGTTAGTTTTGCCTTTTTAGCTGGAGTATTACCGTCAATTACAGCCGGGATGTATTTGTCAAACGCTGACTTTAATTTAGGCGTTTGAACTGATTCCAGTAAATCAATCATAATTTCTTTTTGTGCCTTGTTTAAAGGCTCAATAAGTTCATTGATTGTTTTCGCACGGTTAGTTGTTTCAACTAAACGTTTGATTTCTTGATCTTTAGTTTCAGCTAATTTAATAGCTTTTGTTGCCATTACTTTTGCTTCACTTATTTGTTTGTCTTTTACATCAACTATTTTCATTAACTTAGAAGTTTCTGATTTTTCGTTAAGGTAGCTGTTGCTATATTCAGCAGCAAAAGCTTCAAACATTTTGCGACCAAAGTCGTTTTTACGTGCAGCTTCGATATCTTCTTTAAGTTGTCCAATTTCATTGTTAAGAGTTTTCTCAACAATAGTAGATACTTTGTCTGCAGATTTTGCAATAAAGTCCTTGCGAACTTTTCCAAATTGCGCTTTAGCTTCACGAATTAATCGGACTTTCGTTTCAGCTAAGTCTTGTTTGTCTTCGTTAAACTCTGCTATTTCTTTGGATAGTGCTTCAACGATGAATTCCTCAAGCATTTTGAACTTGTCAGCCATGCCTTTCTGGTCTTCATGAAGTTCTGAAACTTCTTTAGAAAGTTGTCCTACGACAAATTCCTTAAGTAAATCTGCATTTTCACGCATTGCAATAGCATATTTGGCTTTCGCCTCAGCTAGTTGCTTACGATCATCTGCAAATTCTTGAATTTCAGTTGCTAGGCGTTCTGATAACATACTATCAATAGCTTCCACCATTGTAGATTTGTCATGCTCATACTTTTGAGCGAACTCTTCGCGCAGCTCAGCAGTTGCAGCCTGGCGATTTTCTTTCACCTTGCTGTTCCAAGCTTCTTCAATTTCGTGACGCACTTCTTCTGAAACAACATCGTTTTCGAAAAGTGTTTTTAGTGCATCTATCATTTGCTTCTCCTGTTATTGGAGTCTACTGATCATATTGATCAGAGATTCTTTTAAGTATTTTTGTGCCTTGGGGTCTTCTTTTGTTGCCTGTGCAAGTTCGTAAGCCTTATATCCTCCGCGAGCGTTCATTAGATGCTCGTAAATCGGTGTAGGATAAGCACCAGGGGCGCTAGGCTGAGCCACAACGTCCACAGTGATTATTTCAAAATCAGAGACTTCATTGCTTCCGTCTTCTGATACATTACCTGAACCCCTAGATGAAACACCTAGTTTAACGCCGCTTTCAAGCATTGTTTTAACTAGTTGTCCCATCGGAGTTGGTAGAATTTTAAGTTTACCATAACCGTTTGCGCCATCCATCCAGCATTCGCTGATCATATGACTCACACGGTCTAAGTTAATATTAAGTCCTTCTGGGTGATCGACTTCTCCAAGTACACTATATCCTCCGCTAATTTGTTCGCTGAGTGTTTTGACAGCCCTGCCAATTTCATTTACAGGATACACACGCTTATTAGCATTGCGTACTCCGCCTTGTATCATGATACCTTTCATGTACAAGTCTTTTCCTTCGTTGGCATTCTCAACTACAATTTGAGCTTGGTCGAATGTCAAGTGTTCTCGTAAGTTTTTCATCCAGATCTTCCTAAAATTTAGCCGCCAATTACAGGTTTCTTATTAGCTGCTTCTTCGCCTGCGCCTTTTTTCTCAGCGCCGTGGCCTTTTGGCATTGCTTTGTTTGACTTAGCTGCTTTACCGCCAGGTACATTAACATTTCCAGCATTTTCCTCTTTAGTTGAGTTTGATGCTAGTCCGTTACCTGCGCCTTTTGAGTCAGCTTCGCCGCCTGCTACCAAGTTTGAAGCATTTCCGCCCATGTCGTTTTTACCTGCTACGATTGACTTTGAGTTTGCACCGTTGTCGCCCATCTTAGCTGATACTTTTTCAACATATTCACGCATTTGCTCCGTTGCTGATTTTTCAGAATCATCTTCTGCTTCATCAACTTCTTCGTCTGATGTTTCGTCGACTTCTTCATCTGCAGCTTCTAACTCTACTGATTCTTCTTCAGCATCGTCTTCACCTTCGTCACCAGCGTCCATATCCATGTCGCCCATGTCGTCTGCAGGTGCATCGTCACCTTTATTCATCATGTCTTCGAATTCTTTTTTAAGATCATCTAAAGCATCTTCTAAATCTACTACACGATCTTCGATGTCTTCGTCATCGCCAGCATCCATGTCCATTTCAGCGTCATCGCCGTCCATGTCATCCATGTCGCCGCCCATGCCCATTTTGTCCATCATGTCATCGCCTGCGTCACCTTCAGCTGGTTCTACTTCAAATTCGTCAAGGTCAAAGTCTTCTTTAACTTCTTCGTCTTTGTCGTCATCTTTATCGTCATCTTTCGATGCTTCATCTACTTCTTCATCTTTCGATGCTTCATCTACTTCTTCATCAGTAGTTTCGTCAACTTCTTCATCATTAACATCATCTGTTAAAAGATTTTCGTAGATATCTCTTGATTTTTCTACCACTATTTCGTGGAATAGATCTTCTGCACCTGTTTTGTCGTTATTGACTAGGCGCTCAAGCATTTCTTCAAATTTATTTGCTTTTGCCATTTTATTCTCCTATAAATGTTGTTTGTTTACCTAAGGCTAGGCTGTCATATAATATTTAACATAAAGGGTAAAAAGTACGTAGAAATAGGCCAAAAACAGCCCGTTTTTGTACATCAGCTCAAATCGAACTGAATTTTGAAGTGTTTTACATCAATTTCACTGTAGTTGTCAAATTTATTTAGTTCAGGAGGAGTATAATTATCTGCTGCTTTAACTCTTATAAATTTAGTGTTTTTGTAAGTTGTTATGATTGTTTTTGTTTGTCTAAGCCAATTTCCAAAGAATGTAGCACCGTCATAACTCTTTTTGTAGTTAGGTGTATCAGCGTATATGTTATTAAATTTTTTGTCTTCACCTAATCCTGCAAAATCAAAACCTAATATATAAATTTTTTCATATCCGTGTTGTGCCGCAAGCCATAATGCTGTAGGACCACTTGACCATCCTTTGCTTGGTTGAAATAAGTTTAAATTTTTCATATGTGTATATGCTTTGTTAGGATTAGTCCATACTTCGTTGTTATATTGATATCCTGATTTGTTAATTTCAAGTACCATCTTAACATCTACTGCAACTAGATAGTCAGGACTAAATGTTCTGTATAATGCATTACAGCCATAAGTTTTTCCATACGGAACTAATTCTTTTGAATATACTGATGAACGGCTTGTGCCGTTACCTAACACAAAACACATGTTTGATTCTGCGCCGTTAGTCTTTTTAAATTTGTGTGCTTGTTTTTGACTTCGTGAAACTTCTTTTTCGATACGTCGACGTTCTCGAATTATTTGCCACTCTTCTTTTGTATATTGAGACTTATCTAATTTTGCCATTAAACACCAGCAGCGGCCTGCGCAGCTATTCCATACATTTGTCTAACAAAGTCCATTTCTTTGGACTTCTCTTTAGTATGTAGCTCACTTGCTTTCCGTGCTCGGTTTATTTGGCCTAGTGTTAATCTAGTTTTTCTTGTATCATCTAGATCAATTATCGAATCATCATGCTGAGGTTCGTACCTATCATCTTTAATAGGTTCAATTGTTTCTTTGTCAAAATAAAATAGTTCTCTCAGTATCATGTTAGTATTTATACCTTAAATGGTTTGTTCGCCGCCTGGGGCTGCGGCTGCGCCGCCAATGTCTGCACCTGTTGCAGTTTCTGGTGGAGCTGCATCTTCACCTGGAGCACCTGGTTCACCATCGATATCTGCAATATCTTCTGCACCAGACACATCAGCACTAATTCCTGCTGAGCTAATTCCTACACTTCTTAATTCGCCTGAAGCATCTGTTGGAGCAGTTTGTAATGTTTCATCATTTTCTTCTCTCCATAGACGTTCATTTTCTGCTATTTCTTCTTGACTCATTCCTAAGAAACGTTCCATTGCAAAACGATTTGAAATATAAGGTATAGCACTCATTTGTGTGTATGTTGGAACTCTGCTGTTATCTAATTCTGCTTGACGATAACTTGCAAAGTTTTGTGGTGGTGTAAACTCAATATCAAACATATTTGTATCAAGATTTGCACCTTTTTCTAAAATGTATCTTTTAAACTCTTGGTTAAACTCTTCAGCAATTAACCCCTGTAAACGTTCACAGTATGTGTTAAATCTTAATTCCTGTATAAATGCTGTTCCGACTCTTCCATCATTGTAGCTTGAAGTTGCATCGTCAGCGCCTGTAGGCAGGTAGCTGCTAGGGATTCGTAAGCCACGTACGAGCTTATTAGTAAAATATCTAAGGTCATCAATTTCTCCTAGGTTAGTACCTCCTGGTAATGTTTCAACTTTTGAACCACGTCCTTCAGCAGTTTGTGGAAAGAAGTAGTCTTCGTTAATTGACAACGGATTGTAAGAACTGTCTATGACATTAGTGCCTCCGCCTGTCTGCGATGGGATACGTCTCTGATGTATTTCCGTCTTAACTCTTTCAACAAATTGCATCGCTAGGTGCGATGGCATGTTGCCCACATCAACGTAGAAAACTCTGCGCTCTGGCGCACGTTGGACACGATATATAATAATCGCATCTTCAAGTAATTCTTTTTGTTTGTATACTTTAAATATTGTTTCTAATAAACTGTTACCAAACGGAAAGTTGTTGTCTAAACCTTCACTTAAACTTAGATGTACAACATGTTCTGCGTCAATAGCCATTTCGCCTTCTTCAACAGAATATCTACTTCCAGTTTGTTGTGCCGCATTGCCAACCATTCCTCTGCCGCCGCCTGTAGGATAATTTGCTCCGCCACCTTGTATATTACCACTTGTAATATGTGGAGTTGTAGCAACCATTTCTTTAAAGTTTAAATTAATATCTTTAATAATATATTGTTCAGGTTTTTTACCTTCTGACTCGTTAACAATAATACGTGTAAGTTTTGCAGGATCAACATGAAACCATTTTTTAGTTTCTGGATCTCTTAAAAATATTGCATCGCCGTATTTGAATACATTTCTAAATATTCTAAACATACGTGTTTCAAAATTATTAATTTTACACCATTGTTTTAAATATTCGCCTAAAATTTTAGTTTCTGAATTTGTAGGTGTTTTATGAAATGCAAGATTAAAGTTTGTACTGTTTGTATCATTCTTTTGAGTACAAAATTCTGCTAGAATATCAAGGGCAGCATTTACCTCTGAATCTAAATCCATGGTATTATATTGTCCGTAGCGTTCTACTCTATTAGGTGAACCTACATATACATCTGGCAAATAAGAACTATAGTTTGATCTTGCAGGGCCTGGCCTTGAACTAGCATTAGCACCATTAATAGGACTATAAGATCCGGATGTGTTATCACCTGTAGATACTGGTGTAAAGTATTTTTTCCAACTCATTATACATTAACTCCTTTAAACACATTACCAACGGATGCCCTATTCGCTTTTAATTGTTTGTTATTCACGCTCAATTGCGTATTATTTATTCTTATTAATTGTAACACATTTTGATTCAGGCTGTCAAGTGAATTCTGCAATCCGTTCATGTTTCCGCCACTAACTGTCGCTTTTTGCATAGAAGCAGTGTTTTCTGACGAGCGATCTTTAGTATTTTGAGTATTATCTGTTCTTTGTGACTTACCTAGTACATTTTTAAGTGAAAGTGATTGTCCTAATGATTCTGCCTGTCCTAACAAGCTACCCATCTGCTTCTCAGTAACAACAGCTTCTTTGCCGTGTAGCATTGCTAATTCACCGCCTCCGAAATCTTTAAATAGTTGTCCAAGTGCGCCTTGTGTTCCTTTAGCAAAACTATTAGGAACTGTAACACTGTCAGCAATTACTGTCATGTTTGTAACAGTTGCATTAATACCATTAATAATTTGTTCTTTTTCTATACTTCCTTTTTCAAGTCCTTTAATTACAGAGTTTACTGTCATTGGATCAGCCTTTGATGCTCCTATAAGTTCAGCTGGTGTAGTAGTTTTTGTTAAATTATCAATATAGGTCTTAAGATCCATATTATTTTCTTTTGCCATTTTTCCTAATTCTTCAGCAAATTTTGGTCCTTGTTGTGCATCAGATAATATGCCCATTAATGCATAAATTGCTTTTGTTTGTTCTGCATCTGCACCTTCCATTGAGTCAAGGACTTTACCTAGATTACCCATAGATGTTTTCTGGTCTTCAGTGCCTTCTACATTAGACCCTTCAACTGCATCAGCTATACCTAGTGTATTTTTTAAAGCATCTGTTAGTTCTTGTGTAACTGTTCGAGCTCCGCCGCTTGATTGAAATTTTGATACAGCATCAGCAGCATTTCTTGCTTCTCCTGCTAACGCATCTATTGCTTTACCTTTTCCTAATAACTCTTCGTTAAGTTGTGCGGTCAAATCTTTCATTGAAAGATCTAATGCATTCACCATTTTTGTTGTGTTGCCGCCTGTAGTATCTTTCAGCACTTGTTCGCCTTGTGCAGCTTTTTTGCCGCCTTTGCCAAGAGCTGTTTCTAAATTTCCTGCACTTACTAATAATGATGCAGCCGCTTGACCAAAGTCATTACCTGCAGATGCAAGTTTTGCTTGTCCTAAAAATCCTGGTTCGTTTATTCTTGCAACTAATGCAGTTTCAAATTGCGCCCCCATAGATTTTGTTTGTTCCATAAGTGTTTCGGCATTGCCTGCTGTAGCACTTGCAGCTGTTCTTGCAACTGCTTGAAGTTCATCAAAACTACTACCTAATGCAACTGCACCTTTACGTGCTTGTTCGCCTGAAATTCCACCTAGTACAAATGTTTCTTCTAGTGCAGCGATTGCATCTGGTCCTGCTTTACTTGCACTTGTTAATGCCATATTGTATGCATCTCTTGCCGCTTGAGCAGCTTTAGGACCTTCACGCATTTCAATTTCTCTAAATTTTGCTTCTACTTGGCCTTTTCTTGCAGATGCTTCCATCTCTTGTTTTAACTGATCTTTGCTTTTACCTGTAAGTTTTGCAACTTCATCCATTTCAAATGCCAGAGACTTTGTTGCAGCCAACGCCATTGATCTAGTTGCTTGATCTGAAAAATCTAAACGTCTGTTGGTCTTCATTTGATCCATCAGTGCTTCATTTATTTCATTAGTACTCATACCCAAAGCCATTAGTGATTGTGCTGATCCATCAGTTTGTTCATAAAATGCTTTTGTAAAGTCTGTAAACTGTCTTGTACCGTTACTAACAGTGCCGCCCATTGCCGCTAGGTCAGAACTATTATTCATAATAGCTCCTGCAAACTCATCAAGTGTCATTCTTGCTTGTGCCGCAGAGTTCTTCATTTCAAAAATATCGCCTGAAAAACCGCCACCTGCTGTTGAAATTTTTCTAAAAGTATCTACATATGATTCAGCGCCTGAAATTAGTGTTTTAGCAGAAGCTGTAACTGCTCCTCCTAAACCTTTACTGAAGTTTTTTGCAAGTGCATCTGTTGCTGTACTAACCCTTGCACTACCGTCAAATACAGCACCTGACATATCTACAAGTGATTTACCGGTTCCTGTTGCTACTGCTCCAAATGACGATAATGCCTTGCTTACAAGGCTAGTTTTACCAGCTACATCTTTCAGATTTCCGCTGAAACCACCTGCCGCTCCGGCAGCACCGCCCATTGCAGTAAGCAATTTGGCTTGTGTAGTTTCCGTTGCTATGTCGTCTATTTGGACTTCGTCACCAGTAATTCGAATTGTTGCCACTTTTAAAATTTCCTTAATTTTAAGTCATAAATACTTTATATAAGTTATTTATCGGAAGTAGAACCAGTGGAAAATAGTTTACAGAAATATTACAGACAACCTAAGATTTATTTGAGTTTGCCCTCAAAAGGTATGTATTACCCTGAAAATGGCATCGACGGTGATCCAACAAACTTACCTGTTTTTGGTATGACTGCTATGGATGAAATAATTTTTAAAACACCTGATGCTTTGTTCAGCGGAGAAAGCACTGTGAGTTGTATTAAAAGTTGTATTCCTGCAATTAAAGATCCTTGGCTAATTCCGCAGATTGATCTTGATAGTATTTTGATTGCAATTAGAATTGCAACATATGGACAATACTTAGATAGTAATTACAGTTGTTCAGAATGTAAAGCTGACAATGGCACACAGCTTGATTTAACTAAAACTTTAGACTATTTTGCAGGTCTAGAATACGATCCTGCAGTAGATTGTTATCCGTTAACTGTAACATTGCGTCCTTTTAATTATAAAGAACAAACAGAATTACAACACCAACAATATACTTTACGTAGAATATTACTTCAATCAACTGGTGACAAAGATATGCCAGAAGAAGATCGCAACAAAAAACTTGATGAGTTTTATAACACACTTGCAAAATATCAAATAACAGCCTACAAAAAACAAATTGCAACAGTTGAAGCTGATGATGTACGTGTTGCTGATATTCAAGAAATTAATGATTTTATCAACAACAGTGATAAAGGATTTTTTCAAAAAATAAAAGCACACTTAGAAGGGCAACAAGACGCCTGGCAAGTACAGTCTCAGGCAACTAATTGTTCTGAATGTGGTGCAGAAAACAAAGTTAAATTTACTCTGGATAACTCCGATTTTTTCGCAACCAAATCGTAACATACCACGAATCTGACTTGATTAAGCTGGTAGACGAATACGAAAATACTTGTAAACGTATCAAAGACGAATGCTTTACTATTGCATGGTACATGCGTGGTGGTGTTCAAGCTGATGATCTATTGTGGAAGTATACTAGCGATGATAGAGAAATTTTAAATAAAATTATTAAAGAAAATATCGAAGCAACTAATAAAACTGGCTTACCGCTAGTTTAGAATTTTTGTATTCTTCTTAATGCATCTGCCATAGATTCATCGTCAGTATTTTTAGGTGTTGTGTTAGTAGGGGTACCTGCTACGTTGCCGTTACTTTTTGGAGAACTTTGTTTAGTATCGTCTTTTTTCTCTCCATCCATTCCAGCTTCAATTTCTTTTACTGCGTCACCGTTTGAAATGCTTACTGAGTCAACTGCTGCGATTCCTGTGTCAAAAGCAACACCAACAACGCTAAAAATTGCAGATGTAGCATCCTGATACATTTGAGCAACTGCTTCAGAATCTCGACTTGCAAACCATTTTGTTACCGAATACGCTGCAACCTCAACTCCAACTGCTCCTAATATTGTCCATGGGTTAAACCATTTAATTGGACCTGTTGCTCTAGACACAAGCCTAAGTGCTTGCAAACCTTGTTGTATCTTTCTACCAGCAGCACCAGCAGTAGCAGCCGCTGCAATTTGTGTTACAACATTTACAACATGTGTTGACCAATGATGAATAACTGTTGCTTGGATAGCTTCTTGTGTTATCTGCTGTCGTACTTCAGTTGAAATATGTTTAGATAAATTGCTGTCCATGACCGCTTTGATCGCTGCAATTCTTGCTGTAAATTCTTGCTGTACTTCAAGAGCAATAACACCCGTACCTAAGATAAAAAACGGAGAACGTTTGAAAACTGCGAACGCTTTTCTAAATATTGAAGTTCTAGCTTGTTTGATTGCTTTTGCAGCTGTTGGATCAACTTTACTAATTGCAGTTTCTAAATCAGCTAAACTTCCAACTTTGTTAACATACTTTCCGTCAACAAGTTCTTGCCAGGCCCACTTATTTACACCTTTAGGTCTAAGACCATCAATTTTTCCACCAGATCTAAACTTAGCAAGTTCGTTTCTTACTCTAAGATCTGCATTTTGTGCATTTGCAAATTTAGTAGCATCACCTTTAGTAGAGAATTTTGTTTTTGTGCCATCAGGATTAACTACATTAAAGCCCCTAGTACGACCTCTACCACCAGGTTTATTAGGTTCAACTTTAAATTCTTCTTCTTTTAAAATTTCATAGACTTTCATCGAAATATCCTTAATAACTTATTTGTATTTATATGTTTCGTTACACGAAACAAGTTTTCGCTAAAGCTCAAACTATTACACTTCGTTTGTTGATAGAAATGATAAACAATAATTAAAGCAATATTACGAAGTAATATTGTAGTTACTTCATGTAGATTGTTTCAGTCAGACGGAACCTAATCGCTGGTTCCATCTAATCTTGGTCTTCATGTGAGTCCGTCACAGCCGAGATTCGGAAGTAGGTAATTGTTTATACACTTAGTTCAATGGGCTCTGACCTTACCCAACCTACGTCGACATTATGTAACATAAAGGATACATTAAGCTAGTTAATGCAATCTCTATAGTACAATATTCCCTCGCTTCGTTCCTAGTGCTAAAGGGTTTTTATGAACTGTGTCGTGTTTTTTGACCGCCAACATGCAATCTATATCAATTAGTGAGCCCAATTTGTTTGGTGGCTTCCACACTCTGGTGTGTCAATCAATATGTACGTGTGCTTCTATACGAGAGCTTTTTCCACAGCGGTATTTTTAATCTGGCCCGCCAACCTTATGTGTTGGAATGTTTTGCCTGTATGTGATGTTCTAGCAACGCCTGTTTGAGTTTGTCTGATCCGCCTACTCTAACATTAATGATACCGTTGTAGTAATCATCTGTTTCAAGTACACGCCTATCAAACTGTTCTCTTGCCTCTATATAGGACATTTCGCCCCTACCTTTACATAGGTATAGTATTTCTCTTGTAAACTTGTCTTCGCCTAGTGCGGCTACATCTGCGTTTAGTCTATCACTGGATCCCCAGTAAGTTTTCCAATCGCTTTCTTTGTGACCTCGTCTTTTATTTTTTCTGCCTTTTAGTGGTGGTTTAGTAGTTTTAAATTTTGCTAGTTTCTTGCCTACGTATTTTTGATTATTAGTAAGATTGGTTATCAAGTATACAAATCCTTCAATATCATTAGATAGTGAGTCAATAGGTTTTCCTTGATAAGTCCATTCCATAATGGTACTTACCGTAATGCTCTATGCCTTTTAATCGATCTTGGTTTTTGCCTGATGTTTATGGTGTATTTCTTCCATTCTTATTTTAGAAAGAGTTCTAATCTCTCTGAGCCAGCGCCTTGATTCTCTATGTGTTCTTACACTGTTTCTTAATTCGAACTTTTCGTTTGCCTTAAAATAAGCCATATAAGCCTTTGTTAAAAGATCGTGTGTATCATCTCTAATGTCACTCATCTGTTATAACCGTCTTTGGTTCCTCTATTGGTAGTCCTGATCTGTCAAACCATCTATTATCGTCTGTAACATAACAATGGCTTCTAAATTTATTACCGTCCATACCTTTTTTAATTAAAGATTTTTTATGTATCTTCCCTTTATAGGTTGAAAAATCTTTTTGTATTATATATTGTTGGCCGTATATTGATCCATATAACCTATCAATAGGTGTTTTATTTGGTCCTATACAGTTAGATACTACTTCGTCTCTCATTCTACTATCTCAACATCATTTTCGTATGATGTAAATCCGTTTTCTTTTATTACTTTCATTAAATGATTAACTCTTCCAATAAGTTCATCTTTGTGAGATATTAAGAATACATTTTTACTGCGTTCTCTACCCATCTTTTTAAGTACAGCAAGTGCGCCTTCAACGCCAGCAGTATCCATACCACTATCAATAAGTTCATCAATGAATAACAAGTTAATATTTTGATATAAACTTTCCCAAACATCTCTGAATGCAAAGCTCATACCAAGTATAAGTCTATTACGCTCACCTCTTGATAGATTATCAAAGTCTAAGTCTTGACCTAACTGTTGTATTTCTACAGCAAGATCGTTTTGGAATGTAACTTGATGTGGCAATCCTAGCTTATCTAGATAATATGTAAGTCGATTGTTTAGATATGCTAAATTTTGATCAATAATTTTTTTACGTATAAAACTATCTTTGTTTGTAAGAAGTTTTAATAAAAAGTCTTGATGATCTTTAAAGCTATTTAAAGAATTAATTGTCCCCCAATCAACTTCTTGCATAGCAGTATTGGTTAATTCGTCAATTTGTGTTTGATAAGGATCAGTGTCTGTTTGTTTTGCAGTAAGAGCTTGTTTAAGACTATCAACATTTTGTCTATGTTCATATGCTTCTTTTGCAGTTTCGTAGAATGTAGTAGGTCTGCCATTTATCTCACCAATATCTGTAATACCTTTTGTAACATCATCTACCTTTTTAGAAATTTCTGATCGATAGTCAATTGCTTCGTCTAATTCTTTTTCTTTGCGAGATTGTAGTTCTACTTTTTTATCTGCGTGTAGTTCTTGTCCACATGTATAACAAGTAGCATCTTCAAGATTTGTTATGTCTGTAGTTGCCTTTTCTACAGACTTCTCAGCACGTTGTAGTGCTGGCTCTAATGTGCTTAATTCTTTTTTAAGAGCCAAAATAGCATTGTTATGCTCATTCCAATTTTGTAATTTTTCATGTGTTTCTAGTTCAGTATTAACGTCTAAATGTTCTAATTCATCAATCCCAGATGCTAATTTACTTGTATCTTGTTGATTTTTTGCAAGCCAAGCTCGTTGTGTACCTTGTAAACTTTCAATAGTAGATTGTATTTTCTCGTTACTTGATTGTACTGCACGTAATCTTGCTTCTTCCTCGGTAATAGCATCTTTTGTAACCTTCATTTGATCTTTTAGATTAGCTGCCTTCTCACTTAAGATTGTTATACCAAGTAACTGTTCAATAATTGCACGTTGATCGTTAGTGCGTAATGCTAAAAAAGGTTCAGAGTATGTGTTTAGTGCAACAATATGTTTAAACATTTCATGGCTCATACCTAGCAACTTATTAATAAATTCTTGTGTCTTACGACTGTCACCTTGACTTAGATCATCTAGTTCTTGTTCTTCGTTGTTAAGGTAGAACTTCATAATATTAGGAGAACGACCTCGTTCAACACGATAGTCTACATTGTCTTTTTCAAAATGTAAAGTAACCAACATTCCCTTGCTGTTAGTTTTGTTAATTA